GTAAATTTTGCTGATGTAATGTATATAATGAGACTATATGACGTGATGTCATCATGGCATGTAAGGGATCAGTACATTAGCATATGCCCAATAATCGGCCTTCCGAGGTTTTTTTCACAACTAGAATCATATTGGATGATGTGGGTGCCATGTGAGTTTGCCGATAGCCATAAGAACATGACTGAATGCGTGATAAATCTGTATGATGAGGCAAAGTTTCTAGCCGATACTATGAACATAAGAACTCAAGATCTTAGTAGTCAACAGGCCCTTCTGACTCATGGACGAATTACAATTAGTAGACTGCGCTCGAGTCTCAAGCAGACATGCTCCCTTGACACTGATGGAATCATGGGCTGGTCTTGGGTTGGAAGCCTTGCATCGGCATATGCACTTAAAAAACGATCATCACCTGCATCTTTTGATAAGTCAATGTCAGTAGGCAAACAGTCACGAGGATTTGTTGATCATCTGACGGTTAGACATTCAGCGAGAGTGGATAACTCTAATTTCCTGCACAAAGGGACAGTAGCGGAAATGATGATTGATCAAGGAGTAGATGACTATTTGTCGACAGTAGATCAGACGTACAGATATCTTTTCGGGAGACGTCCACTTTTTTTTAATCATCCAAAATCAGGCGAGCACAAGGAACGGGAAATATCAATAACAGATCCTGATTCAAGAATATGTCTCACAGATGCTGAATACATATGTGGATCATATGGAAGTTCCACAGGAATCGATTTCCTTAAAGATGCTTCAAAGAATTCAAAGTTTTATAAACAGGCATCTCGAATAATGACTAAGGGAGGATGTATTCAGTCATCAGATGCCACAAGGTATGGGCCAAGCATGTCAAACTTTGCCATAAGCATCATGCTTCTTAGTCTTGGATCAGAATCAATGCATCTTAAATGGTCATCCTCGGTGTATGCAAGACTCGCCTATCGGAGGATGCTTATACCACTAGACATTATGCCATACTTGTCTAAACTATCAACTCACGCTGATACCATATATAAGTCATTGGAGGTCTCTGAGTGGATTAGGAAAATGCCCAGAATGTGCACTGATGGGAAAACTGACTATGTATGGTATACTACATCACATCATATGGGTCAAGGCATGGCTCATCATAGCAGTTCTTTGTTACATGCAGGCGGTCTGGCGATTTCATGTGATTCTGCATCTCTGTGTGATGTATATGTGAATGGAAAAAAAGTTCCTTTCAGACTGCACATCATGGTTACTTCTGATGATAGTACCATATTAGCTGAACCTTACCAACCTGATTCAGAAGTGTGTGTGTATCGGAGTGAAAAGCAGATTGTTGGCCAGATTGTCTTGAAACTCATACGACAAAATAGAAATGTATGCCTACGTATGGTCAGTGTAAAGCCTAATCTCATTAAAGAAATGGTATCATCAATTAAGGGTGAGTTCAATTCACAGGATACTGGAATTGGGTCAACATGCCCGATACTTGGATTTCGTGAGATGATTTCAAACATCGTCGTTCCAAGTTCT